TTTAGGAATGAGGTCCACGCGAGTTCGCAGTCTGCGAAGTTACCTGAGTTATCCTTGTCCCACACGAGCCAGCACGAGGACGGATCGAGGAGGTCGGCATAGTAGTTGCCGCCGAAGATGATCTGGTTCTTACTGACTCGGCACATCTCAGCGAGGGCACGTTCGTCGATGCGAACCGAATCCCATTCAGAGACTCCGTAGTCTTTCGCACTAACCCAGGTTCCGGGTTTTCCGAATACTTTGTTCCCGCCGCCGACCGTCCTGTTATCAGTTACGCCGATCCCATACGGCGGATCGGTCAGCACGAGGTCAACGCCATTATCCGGCATCTCACGCATGAGGTCGAGACAGTCGCCGCAGTAGATGCGGTCGATCTCCAGCGTCATGGCCGGCCCCCCGTCAGCCCTTCAGCGAGGTTCTGCCATCGATGATCATCGACGAAACCATACCGTTCCCGGATCTCCCGTATCAGTCGGATCAGGTCCGACCACTGCAGGACCGCGAGCGGCTCCTCCCGGTTGCGCTTAATCAAGAGGAGTGGAGTTAACCCTTCCTTCTCGGCGTTCGCGGTGCATTGTCGCCACCACGCCGGGAGCGCGATCGCTTCCTGGTGCTTGCACTCGACCCCGTACGGAAACCTGTCCCGGGCAGCCGGCGAGAGGTAGAGGTCGCACCCGGACTGTCCCATCGCCGTCGAGAGGACGTCGCCTTCCGGGACCCCGAGCCGCTCGATCAGGTCCTGCCGGACCGCCTGCTGGAACCGCCTGCCCTTAGCCTTGCGGGAGGCGGGAGTAGTGGCCACCACTCAGACCGCCCCCTGCAGCAAAGTGAGTTTGTGAGTTTGGTGAGTTTGCCGTGGGCGGTTCCTGTACTGTATATATGCGCCTCCTATTTTTTCTTCACACGTTACTACCCACTCTAAACTCACAAACTCACTAGAGAAAAAGAGATATCTCATATAATGAGGTATCTCCTCAATCCGGCACCGGGACTCGGCTAAAAAATAAGTGAGTTTCATTTTTGGAGTGAGTTTGGTGAGTTTGTTTCTGTCTAAATTATCCGTGAGTTTGTGAGTTTGGTGAGTTTGTTTTCGGGTGTGTTCCGCGTCGCTATTTCGTCGTAGTGAGTTTGTGAGTTTGGTGAGTTTGTTTCCCGGTAAAATTTTTGTGAGTTTCATTTCCCCTCACCTCCATCTGTGAGCACCTGATCTTCGCCTTTCGTCTGCACGATCACCCACTGGGTAGCCCGCTGCACAGTCTTCCCCCGGTGGAGCATGAGCCCGGATGGGAACCTCCTCCCCTCCTGTCGCGCGAGGGCCTTGCCGCATACCTTCGAGAAGGACCTGTGCGGGTCCGCGAAGGCGTCGGAGATATCGTCCGGCAGCGTCTCGTGGATCAGGGTCCGGAACGAAGTCACCTCTTTCACCTCCCGGTCGAGCCGAACCTTAAGGTCGGAGACCGTCCATGGGTTCGAGCCAAACTCGTCGAACACCGCAGACAAGAACCCCTCCCACTGGCGGAGGTCCGAGTCTCCCTCGACGAAGACATCCATCGCGTTCGCCATGAACTCAGTCGCGCCCGCATACTCCAGGACCCCCCCGACGACATGCCGCCACCCCTCGAACCCGCCGAGGGGAGACACCTTCTCCGGCTCCGGACACCCGGCCCTCACCCAGGCAAGACCGAGCGTCAACGCAGCGGCGATCAGGCGACCCCGGTTCTCCCGGACCCACAGTATCAGGTCCGGGTGTCGGAAGTCCTCCCGGAGCCACGGCATAGCCACCTCGGCGTCGATGCGTGAGAGGATCACCCGGCGAGCGAGGTCCCCCCCGATCTGCACATTGTTCCCGTTGCCGAACCAGACGGTCCGGGCCGGCAGTGCTGCGTCCTCTGTGACGCCGAGGATACGATCGCTCCATTCCCGGGCCGTCAGGAGCGACGCCAGGACATCCGACTTGAGACTTCCTTCGAGGTTATCCCAGATATGGAGGGGCGACCCGCCGCGCAGGATTGACATGATCCGCTTACTCCACTCCTCCTTCGTCTTCGGGGTCACGCTCGCCGGCGGAGTCACCCCCGTGATCGCCATATACACCGCGTTCTGCATCAGTGACGCGCCCGACCCGGCCTGCGGCTTTGTGAGCAGCCAGCACGGGCACGGGCCGTCGATGATCGGACGGAACACCCCGGTCAAGAATGCCCCGACCGCGTTCCACCGGCTGGCCTCATCCACGAACGGAAAGTCCCAGAAGATCTCCAGAATCAAGTCCTTCGCGGCCTCAACCTCATCGTGTGTCGGATCGTCGGGCACCGGGGCGAGCATGAACCCGGGCTCCGGCATGAGGTACATCCGCGTCACCTCGTCGTACCCTACGGTCGCGTGGATCGTGCCGTCCAGGTGCAAGATCGGAGACGTCGCAATCCCGACAAGGGGAGGGAGCCGCCATTCATCGGAAGGTTGACCGAGGATATCGCGGACAATCGAGATCGGAGGATACTCCGGGATCTCTTTAAATCCCCCTTCTTTCATCATCTTGATCGAGAGCCAGACCGCAACCCGGTCCATAACCCCGCGGAGCGCGTGCTCGGTGAGCGACTGGATCTTTGCCCGGTCCTGCTCGTCCCGGCAGACCCGCACAGGTGCGCCGGCCCGGTGAAATAATATCGGCGGATCGTTCGCCTCACTGATCGCCCGGATCGCGTCCTCCGTCACCTCGTGCATGTGCCGACCAGTCAAGACGATCGTCGGGCGGAGGACCTCGGCCGGCGCCGGCTCAGAGTCCTCGGCGCCCGCGACGGCGTCGATCAAGACCTCACGCTTCCCCGTCTCCCACTCCCACTCTTTCAGCTGCTCCGCATACCCGCGAGCCTTCAGGACCTCGAAGACCTCAGCCCAATGCCCCTGCAGGCATCCCGCCCGGGCATCCGCGCAATCGATGATCTTCTCGGCGACCGCGAGCGCCTCCAACGGACCGCCCCCCGTCTCGTGCCGGCGACACCACCACTCTTGATTATCGGCCGATATCGTCAGGTTCGTGCCCGTCTCGGAGCCGTGTATAGGGTGCACCCCTTCGATCTCCCCAGTATCTCGGACGGTCGGGTTCAGGGGCATCAAGAAGTCCGTCACCCGCAGGTCGAGCGCGTCCGAGATCGTAATGCTCCGGGGCGTCCGGGGGATGCGGGGGACCGTAACCTCTCGCTGCGGGGGGGTGCACGGGTCGACGACCAGGGCCTTCAGCTCCGCCCACGAGATCTCCAGCAGCGGCACATCGTTCACGACCTCGTAGCGGCCGCCGGACGGATGGATGCACCCCGGCCCCACGCAGAACGACGGGTGATCGCTCCCGCGCAGGTCGCCGAGGTCCTTCCGGGTCTCGGGGTCGCGGAGGATGTGCTTCTCTGCCGGGGCGTCCGGACACCTGACGTAGAAGTGCGAACCGAACCCATCCTTCCTCCCGGTCCGGACGACGAGGGTCTCGAACAGCCGGTCGAGGACCCCTAACTCCATGAGCCGGTCGGTCTTGTCCGCATCGAGGATACAGACTCCCCCCGCCGGCATCACGCCGTAGTTCCCGCCGCGCTCGATATGCTGCAGGAGCCGAGGATCGTCATACGTATAGTTCGCGGCCGTCTGCCAGCCCTTCTCGATCGCGGGCTTGTCCCGAGCCTTCACCAGGATGAACCGGCAGCCCTGCAGGGCCTCGGGGATGATAGGGACTATGGTAGGCGGGGGTACCCGAGTTTCCGTGCCGCTCTGAGGATCCAGATCGTTCGCAGGCTCCGCGACCCCTCCATCCGGTCCCCCATCCGGCGCCCTCGCACCGGAGCAATCGACAGTACAACCCATTTCTCCCACCGCCACGGACTTCTGCGCCACCTCGGGCGTTTTGCTTGGCTCACCATTTAAAATCCCTTCAACCGGAACAGCCAAATCCACCTTCCTTTCGGAGTAGATCGCCTCAACCGGGCGATCCCGGGCCTTCCGACCAGCCCCCACCTGATCCTGGGGGAGAACATACTCGTCCGATACGGACTCTTGCGCCACCTCTGGCGCCTCATTCTGACCGCAGTTTTCCGATTGCTCGTTGTTTTCGCCATTTAAACCACATGATGCTATATCGCCTTGAGCCGCGTGCGCATTCTTCTCAGCGATGATCCGCTCATATTCCGCTCGGGGGATCATCTCGCCCTGATACCAGGTCATCGGCTCAGGACTCATCGCGGATCACCCAGTACTGATTATAGGCCTTGAATCGCTGCCATTCCAGTAAGACCGCGGGATCGGCATCGCTTGTCGTAACGACTGTGTATCGCCCCGGGGCCACCGGGTCCCAGGCGCGCACCACGGCGTGAATGTGCCCCGCCTCCCCCTCACCGATGATCCGGGCGATCTCCCGGTCGAGGAGGTAGGCGGTCCCGCACTCCGGAGCGACGCCGAACATTGCCAGTCCTTGCGGACTCATGCGACGCCCCTCCCGACAAAATCGGACAGGATCAGTTGGCGCCGGGCCGGGATCGCACACTTCTCGTCTTTGGTATAGTTCATCTCGTAGAGAAGACGCTCCCCGCGATCCGAATCGATATAGGCGAACCCCATTTTCTCATACGGTTTCATCCGATAATTTAGCCCGAGCAGGAACGTCCACTGCCACGGGCTTCCTGCAGTGACCTGTGCGATCATCCAGTGTTGCTTGTTGACTCGATGCAACCGGGCTTCGAGGGTATCTTCCTCGGCAATCCGTCTCGCTCGCTTGAGACCTGTTGCCGTGAAATGGATCAGGACGTCTACCCGCGAGAGCGCCGGATGTTGTGACAGCCGTGCGATGAAATCGAAGTCTGGTTGCCCGTTCGGATCGAAGTAGATCAACCCGTATGGGCGGCCCCGGATCCGGGAAACGATGCTTGACAGCACGTCCTGATACTCACCGCAATACACTTCGCATCGGGGATCCTCAGCGAAGGTTGTCCGGAGGGTCTCGGCGTTGACTGCGTTGCGGTCGATCAGGTGACACCGATACGGCATCCCACTTCTCCGCGCTTGCTCGGCAACGATCAGCGGGGACCCGGCGTCCCTGGTTTCGGGGGAGTGCCCGCTTCCGGACGTGGCGTCAATGTACAGATACTCTGTTCCGGGCCACCCAGAATAATGATTCTGGAGGAATTTCTCCCTGATCTTGCTGACGACCGCGAGATGTTGATCGACAATATGCCCGAACAACCGCTGTTTGTTCGGAGTGTTGTCGGAGAACCCCACGCCGTTTGCCGCGACCGGCATCATGCCCCTCCGGGATACTCTCGCGGCCGGATGGTCAGGTTCGGCTTGAAGTAGACGGCAACCTGCTCCTCGCGTGCCTGGTGGAGGAGCCGTTCAACCCACTCCCACTCCGGTTGCATCTCTGGTGATCCAGAGGACCGGCTCTGCCCCCCGATGATAATCCAGTCGAAGACTCCGATCCGCTCGAACTCGATGGGTTCTCGCAGAGGTTCGCAGGAAACGAATTTCACCGGCGCATCAATGGCTACGAACGCCTCTTCCGCGCTCTTCACCCGCGCCTGGCAATCGACAGTCGTACCTACCCAGGCGTTATCAGGCCACTCAAATTCAGGTAGACGTTTCGGGTTCTTTGTCAGGAACAGGAAGTTCCACTGCGGCGCACCCCGGACCGCATCGAGCACCGACGAGATCCACTCTTCCGGCACCCAGTCTCCAAAGAGGTCCGCCATCGAGCAGACGAAGACGTTCCGCAACCCGATATCCCGATCTGCACCGACCGGCACTCTTGTGTTCTTTGGGGCCGTCAGGCGTTCCGGTCGGAACGTCGGGGCGAACTTCTCCGGATAGAATCGGTTGGCGATGTCGCGAGCGTAACAATACTGGCAGTCGTGCAGGCATCCTGTGACTGGGTTCCAGGACCATCGCGCCCACTCGATGTTGTCGTTCGTCTGGTTGAACGTCGGGACAGCGATGCGATCTTTCGGTGCCGGGGCGGGAAACGCCTTCGCGGTGTCAACGACGTCCTTCTGGGTCATCTTCGCGGCACCACTCAGGATCGCGTCCCGTGCCTCGTCGCCGTAGGTGTCAGCGATCGCGTCCACGGCGTCGGCGAACTTCTCGGCGTTCTTGACAGTGCGGTCAGAGACGTTGAACTGCTCGGCGATGCGCTCGGCGGTTTTTGGGGAGGAAATTGTTTCCTCCCCAAATTCGCGATCTGCTCTCCCGCTTGGCGCTTTCTTCGTCTCCCGGTACAGCTTCCCGCCGAGGTACGCCCGCTGCTCCGAGGTGATGTTCCGGCGGCCGATCTGGTTGAAAATAATCCAGTTCTTCGCAGCCTCACGGTCGGGGAAATTTTTGTAATCTATCCGGTATGAGAGGTTGTGCGCCTGGCAGATCGCGTAACGGTGGTGCCCGTCGAGAAGAACGGGTAGGAGGGCCTTGTCGGAGATCCACACAATCAGGGCGTCCCGACACCCCTCGGCGAGGAGATTCTCTTCGAGTTGCGTGAACTCCCCCTGTGATAAGGGCATCACCCAGTCGCGGAACTCGGGGTCGATGCGGATCGAAGGTTGATTAATAACTGTAGTTGGTGACTCTATCATGTCGATCACTCGTGTACTGTTGTGGTCGTCCGGGCGGGCCGGTCAACTGCCAAGGAGGCGGTCCGCTCGTCCATGTTCTTCTTGCTCAACTTTGGGCATGCAGGAGTCTGTCGGAACGTCGTCCCGGAGATCCCACA